GATAGGTAGTTATAATCACTACTTACAAATGCTTAGGGATGTAACTGGGTTAAATGAAGCTAGGGATGGATCAATGCCAGACCCTGATTCATTAGTAGGCCTACAGAAGATGGCAGCATTAAATAGTAACACAGCTACAAGGCATATACTTGATGGGTTATTGGATATTTCTAGGGATGTAGCGGTTGCATTGACTTGTAGAATATCAGACGCTTTAGAGTATTCTTCTTTCAAGGAGGAGTTTATAATGCAAATAGGAAAATTCAACGTAAGTCTTTTAGAAGATATTAAGGATTTGCATTTATACGATTTTGCTATATTTATAGAACTAACACCTGATGAAGAGCAAAAACAACAGTTAGAATCAAATATTCAGATGGCACTATCTAAGCAATCAATTGATCTTGATGACGCTATTGATATTCGTGAAATAAGAAACGTTAAATTAGCCAACCAATTATTAAAGGTTAAAAAAAGGAAGAAAGAAAAAGATCTTCGTAAGTTTGAAATGCAGAAAATGCAGCAACAACAAGAAGCTCAGATTCAGTCTCAGCAAATGGCTGGACAGATGTCATTTCAAAAACTAGAAATGGAAACACAGTCAGAGATGCAGATATCTCAAGCAAAAGCTGGTTTTGATATTGAAAGAATGAGAGGCGAGGCTGAAATAAAGTCTGGACTAATGAAATTAGAGTTTCAATTACAAATGAGTTTAAAAGGATTAGATACAGAAAACCTTTCAAAAAGAGAAGAAGCTAAAGAAAAGGCTAAGGACGATAGAATAAGTAAACAAAACACACAACAATCAAGATTGATAGAGCAACGAACTAAAGACTTGTCGCCTGTAAATTTTGAATCTAATGAAGACACGTTGGATGGTTTTGATTTATCTGAGTTCGAGCCTAGATAATTTAAATTAAATCAAAATGGAAATCAAATTAAGAGAGGTTGAAGGACCTGGACAAAAATCAAAACAAGAGGTAGAGGAGCAATTTATCGAAGACCAAGTAGAAACTGAAACAGTAGAAACTGAAACAGTAGAAACTGAAACAGTAGAAACTGAAACAGTAGAAACTGAAACGGTAGAAAAAGAGTTTGGGGATGAAGATGTTATTTCATACTTTAAAAGTAAATACAACAAAGACATAGAGTCTGTTGATTCTTTATTTGCTGAAAAGCAGGCAGAGGAGTTGCCAGAGGATGTGTCAGCTTTCTTGAAGTACAAGAAAGAAACAGGGAGAGGCATTAATGATTTTATGAAGCTACAAGTGGATTATGATAATGTAGGCCAGGACCAATTATTGCAAGAGTATTATGCGTTAACAGAGGATGATTTAGATTCTGAAGATATCTCGTATTTAATCGAAGAAAAATTCGGTTATGATGAGGATTTAGATAGTGATTCTGAAATTAAAGATAAGAAGATTGCAACCAAAAGAGAACTTGCAAAAGCAAAGAAGTATTTTAATGATTTAAAGGAGACATATAGGGTTCCTGCCGAGTCGGCTACAAGCCCTGTTAACGATGATGAATTAGAGAACTACAATGCTTACAAGGAGTATATATCACAGTCGCAAAGTAGCCAGGAAGCAAACGAAGCTAGGGCTAAGTTTTTTAATGAAAAGACGTCAGACGTGTTTAACGATGAGTTTAAAGGTTTTGAATTCAATATCGGAGACAAGTTAGTAAGTTTTTCATCAGGAGATAAAGCAGAGGTTAAGAATCTTCAGTCTGATGTCAATAATTTCGTGTCTAAGTATTTAGATGAGAATGGAATGATTAAAGATCCAAAAGGTTACCATCGTGCATTGAACGCAGCAATGAATCCAGAAAAGTTAGCTAACTTCTTCTATGAGAAGGGTAAGTCTGATGGTGTTGGGGATGTATCAAGAAAATCCAAGAATGTGAACATGGATGTAAAAGGTACGCCACAATCGATAAATAATACTGGGTTTAAAATTAGAGAAGTAGAGAGCGATAGCGGACGTGGTTTAAAAATTAAAAAACGTTAAAACAAAAACAAAATGGCACAAAATGTAGCAATTAGTGGGAATGTAAATTTAACTCCTACACAAACAAAAGTAGCCCTACCTGGGTCGTATATTACTGATTTCAATTTCTTAAACCAGCACTTGCCGGATACTTATGAAAAAGAATTCGAAAGATACGGAAATCGTTCAGTAAGTTCTTTTTTAAGATTAGTAGGAGCAGAGATGCCTTGTACTTCTGACTTAATTAAGTGGTCTGAGCAAGGAAGATTACACATCAAGTACGAAGCTGTTGTAGTAAAAGATGGTGCAGCTGCTGCTGACACTGTTATTACTTTAAACATAGCAAACTCTGCAATTAGAGTGGGTCAAACCATCATGATTTCAGATAAGACTGCTGGAGCAGTATCTGCTAAAGGTATTGTAACAAGTGTAACTGCAACGGAAGTAGCTGTAGCTTTATTCGATGCATCAGGTGTACCTGCTTTCAGTTCTTTAGGCGGCGCTGATAATTCAGGAACAAGTGTGGATGTGTTTATTTACGGTTCTGAATTCAAGAAAGGAACAAATGGAATGGAAGGAGCTTTAGAGGCTACTCCAGATATCTATGAAAACAATCCTATCATAATCAAAGACAAGTACGAAGTTTCTGGATCTGATATGGCTCAAATTGGGTGGATTGAAGTAGAAGGAGATAATGGCGTTGGTTACTTATGGTACTTGAAGTCTGAGCATGAAACAAGATTACGTTTCGAAGATTACTTAGAGACTTCAATGATTGAAGCTATTCCAGCAGGAGCAAGTTCAGGAGCATTAGGATTAGGATACAAAGGTTCTGAAGGTCTTTTATACTCTTTAGAGGATAGAGGAAATATCTCAACTGGAGCTTTCGAAACTTTAGAAGACGTTGATGCTGTAGTAGCACAATTAGATAAGCAAGGTTCTATCGAAGAGAACGTTATGTTTGTAAACAGAGGTACATCTTTCGAGATTGACAACTTATTAGCAAGCCAAAACAACTTCGGAGCATCTGGAGCATCTTATGGTTTGTTTGACAACGAGAAAGATATGGCTTTGAACTTAGGTTTCTCAGGATTCCGTAGAGGTTATGACTTTTACAAGTCTGACTGGAAGTACTTAAACGACGCAACAATGCGTGGTGGTGTTGTAGGTGGTGGTATCGACGGAGTTGTTGTACCAGCAGGATCTACTACTGTTTATGATGAAGTATTAGGTAGCAATGCTAAGAGACCGTTCTTACATGTACGTTACAAAGCTTCTGAGACAGAAGATAGAAAAATGAAATCTTGGATCGTTGGTGGAGCAGGTGGTGCTTCAACTAGTGACTTAGATGCAATGGAAGTTCATTTCTTATCAGAAAGAGCTTTATGTACATTAGGTGCAAATAACTTCTTCTTATTGAAGTAGTATTAAGTTTAAGGAGGGGCTACACTAAAGTAGTCCCCTCTTTTTTATAAAATCTAAATCTAATTATAATTATAATGAAAAAACAAGTAACACAAAAAGACAGAGTATACAAGTTAAAAGGAAATACAACCCCATTAAGCTTTATGCTAAACTCAAGGAATTCAAGAAGAAAACCTTTACTACACTTTGACGGAAAGTTCAACAGAGCTTTAAGATATTCCGTAAACCAAAAAACACCATTTCAGGACGAGCAAGACGATAACGCTATATTAGAGCCTATTGTTTTTGATAAAGGTATGTTATTCGTACCTAGAACTAATCCTGTTTTGCAAGAATTCTTATCACTACACCCTGGAAACAATAATGTTTTTTTTGAGGTTGATAACGAAAGAGATGCGTCAGAAGACGTAGAAATATTAGACCACCAATTGGATGCTCAAATAGCCGCTAAAGAATTAACTTTAGACATGATAGAGACGATAGGAAGGGTTGTAATGTCATTAAATATAGACAAGATGTCAACAGCTGAATTAAAGCGTGACGTTCGTTTATACGCTAGAAATAGCCCAGAAGAGTTTTTAGAAACACTCAACGACCCAATGCTTAAGTTGCAAAACTTAGCCGCTAAATCATTTAGCGAAAGGTTGTTAATATTAAAAAACAATAGCAAGGACATCTACTTTAACCTTCAAGGAAACAAGAAGAAATTAGTCAGTATACCATTTGGAGAATCTCCAGTATCTACATTGGCCTCATTCTTCCAAACTAATGACGGTTTAGAGATAATGACCATGCTTAAAAACAAGTTAGAAGACTAATAGATTCAAATATTTATTAATATAACCCATCCTTTAGACCAAAGGGGTGGGTTATTTTTTTTGAGTATCTTTGTGCAAAACAACAGACAATGATAAACAGTGTAAGACAGACTGTCTTGGCTATTGCAAATAAAGAAAACTACGGATACATTACACCTACTGACTTTAATTTGTATGCAAAACAGGCTCAACTAGATATATTTGAAGACTATTTCTACAGGTATAACCAATGGATAAATAGGCAAAATCAAAGAGTTTCTGGTAGTGGATATGCTGATATAGTTAAAAATTTAGAAGAAGCTATAGATACTTTTTCTGTAGAACAACCATTATTTAATACATTAAACAAGTATACGGTACCTAGTTCTTGCTATCTTTTAAACAAGGTTTTAATAAATACGGACTTAAAACACGAAGGAACAACAACTAGCGAAAACAACTTAACGGACACAGCGGCTGATTTTATTGCTTCAGGAATTGTTGCAGGCGATACTGTTGCTGCGATTGTTGATGAAAGTACTGTTTACTCAATAGTGTTAACTGTTTCACAGGAAACCATAACTACAACAAATGAAAACTTATGGATTGAATCCGGACTGAGTTATGCTATATACAAAACAAACAAGACAAAAGAGTCTGAAAAGATTTCTCACTCAAAAATAACGATGCTTAATGCGTCAAACTTAACGGCACCAACATTTGGTTTCCCTGTATTTACCCAGAGCGAAGATAAGATATCTTTATATCCATCAAGCATTGATTCAGTGGGACAGGTAGTGGTTCAGTACATAAGAACACCTAAACAACCAAATTGGACATTTATTGGTGGAGGAACACAAGCATTGTTTGACCAGTCAGCTAGCGATTACCAGGACTTGGAGATCCCAGAAACAGATGAACCATTGATTATTTCAAAAATACTAAAATATATTGGTATATCTATAAGAGAATCAGATGTTTATCAAGCGGCTGCTGCAGAGGAAACCAAAGAACAACAAAAACAAGGATAAAACATGGCATATTTAACAGGTTACCAGTATTACGAAAATAGTGGGACAGGGAATGAAAACGAGAACTGGGGTACATACCAATACACGTCATTAACTGACATAGTAAACAACTTCATGTTGATGTACGTAGGTAATGACAAGCTTATTAATAATGCCGAAAGATACAATATAATCTTCCATGCAAAAAGAGGTATACAGGAATTGAATTACGATGCAATGAAAGAGACAAAAGTTATCGAACTCACTGTCGATGATAATTGTAGAATAATTTTACCTCAAGATTTTGTTAACTGGGTTAGATTGTCGTTATATAAAGATGGGGTTTTAATGCCATTGACTGAAAATACACAAACAAATTACGCTAAAAGTTACCTTCAAGACAATGAAGCTAAGGTTTTATTTGATCAATTTGGGAATATCTTAACCGGTACATCTATACTTGATGGCGACAGGATCGATGGCGCATCTAAAACAATGTATATGGGGTCAGGAAGCATGAGCGGTAACATGGGTTACAATGTAGATGGTTCTTGGGTTTTCGACTATTCAGTTGGAGCTAGATACGGCATGAATACTGAAACCGCAAATGTTAACCCAACATTTAAGTTAGACAAAAAATCAGGTGTAGTCAACTTTAGTTCAAACATGGCTGACGAAATTGTTGTTATCGAATATGTTTCTGACGGAATGGAATCTGGAGATGATACGTTAGTGAGTGTCAATAAATTGTTTGAGGACTACATTTACGCGTACGTAAAATATACTATACTTTCTTCTAAATTTAATGTACAGGAGTATATAATAAACAGAGCGCGTAAAGAGAAATCAGCATTGCTTAGAAATGCTAAAATAAGAATGAGCAACATTAACCCAAGTAGACTACTTATGAATATGAGAGGTCAAAGTAAATGGTTGAAGTAATATGAAAATAAATAAAACTTTTGTAGGGTCTAAGATGAATAAGTCTCTAGATGAAAGGTTGATACCTAAAGGAGATTACGTAGACGGTCAAAATATTAGGGTCTCCTCAGATGAAGACGGAGAGGCCGGGTCCATAGAGAACGCTAAAGGTAACACTCAACTTACATTATTGAGGTATAACAATTCTGCTATCCAGGATGCTAAAACAATTGGCGCTTACGAGGATGGTGAGAGTGAAACTCTTTACTGGTTTATAACATCTCCTACCGTTGACGTTATAGCATCATTTAACACTAGAACACAATCCTTAGTACAGCACGTAGTTAGTACAAGTGTGCTTAACTTTCATGAAGACTATAGGGTAAATGGCGTTGACCTTATAGATGATCTTTTATTTTTCACAGACAACTATAACCAACCAAGAAGGATTAACGTAAAAGACAATTACCTTAAGCCAATTGAAGGGGTTGATCAAATAATTGAGGATGATATATCTGTGATTGTTAGACTTCCAATAGAATCCCCTAAGATAAAATTAATAAAAAAATCTACCGGAGAGAACTATATTAAGGATAAGTTTTTAAGGTTTGCTACAAGAAACAAATATAAGAACGGAGAGTATTCTCCATTATCTGAATTTTCTGACGTAGCCTTTGATCCAAAAAACTTTAATATAGACTACAATAACTATGACATGACAGGTATGCAGAACACTGCAAACTCTGTTAACGTGTCGTTTTCAACAGGATCAAAAGATGTTGTAGCTATAGACCTTTGTTTTAAGGTTTCAAATACGAATATAATAAATGTTGTAGAGAAATTCAATAAGGAAGACGAGGGATGGAATGACAATGAAACGGTAGAGATACCTTTTGATAACAAAAAAATATACACAACATTACCTGAAAGTGAATTACTAAGGGTTTACGACAACGTTCCAAGATTAGCTAAGACACAGACAACTATAGGTAATAGAATAATGTACGGAAACTATGTTGATGGATATGATATAAACAATAAAATAGATTACACGTTAGAGTTAAATAGTGAAGACATAGGGTCTTCAGAACTTGTGTCTGTAAAATCAGATGGTAGCAATTACAGTATTGATTCTAGTAAAGTTGTAGAGAATTCTGCAATATCTATTGATTTCACTGGGTCTGACATTTTAAAGGGTGGTGCAATTTACATTGACTTAAGTGTAACCCATAAAGAATTCACTGGGTCTACTTCATACACTGACGCTCCTGAAAACATATTTCAAAACAACGTCTCTTTTGAATTCACTAAAACCTACTCTTCGGTACAAGAGCTTGCAAGTAGTGATGAGTTTTTAGAGGCAATACAATCTAGTTTAACAATAAGCGAGGCAACAAGCGGATACAGTTTAACTGATATTTTTTATTCAGGCATTCAATCAAAAACAGGATGGACACTAATTGGGGGTGGAGTTGATTCTAGTGAAGGAGATTTTAAAGTGACGTCTTCTGGGAACGTATTGACAATCCAAATCCCAGCTGTTAAGTACGAAGACGACTCTAATCCGGGGACCTTTTCTTACGAATATTTTGAGATGACAAGTGTCTTTTCTAGTATAAACGAGATAAATTCAAGAGGAAGCCTACATAGCAATAGGGACTATGAGGTTGGTATAGTTTATTTGGATGAATACAATAGAGCTTCAACAGCGCTTGTGTCCACAAAAAATACTGTCTTTGTTGCGCCTAGATTAAGTATATTTAAAAACTCAATAACGGCCACTATAAAGAACACGGCGCCAGAATGGGCTAAGAGATATAGATTTGTATTGAAAACAAGTAAATCATCTTACGAGACACTGTATAGTAATTTGTTTTTTTACGACTCTGTACAGTCAGCCTGGTGGTGTAAACTAGAGGGAGATAATCAAACAAAAGTTACGAAAGACACTACGTTAATTGTAAAAAAATCATCAAGCGGAATACCTTCAAACCTTTTAACAGTTAAAGTTTTAGAGATAGAGGTGAAGAAGGAGAACTTTATAGATGAAAACGAGGTAGCGCCTTCAGGTGTTTATATGAAGATAAAACCAAATGGTTTTTCAATAAATAATGAGGACAATAACCCTATAATTGATTACGGTACATTTAGCCAGAAAAACACAAATATAAAATACTCCACATCAATAATAAATCCAGAATACACGGTAGGCGGTAGTGAAAATAAATATGTAGAATATACGGTTCCTTCAGGGTCTCAGGTTACTTTTCACATAAACGCAGAGCAGTTTGGTAAGTGGGCTAATAAATGGGAGTTTGAAAGAACTTTTACAGCTAGTCGCGATTATGAAAACATGTATGACTTCATTTCGGGTGAAAGAATAAACTTCAATAGACCAACCATAGAACCAACATCTAGAGGAAGCGGAGAGAATGATACAGATGCAATATGGAACAGTAGTGTTGGGGATGGTCAAAGCTTAAGTGATTTTGAAGAGCATAGCTCAGATAGCTTAAGTGGTACTCCCTACACGTTCACGGAGTTAAAAATACAGTACTTTAGAGACGAATCAAATGGACATGGCTTTTTGACATTTAAAAATCCAAATGAAAAGGAATCAGGCCCAAGACATGCGTACTTAGATGTATCCGTGGAAGTAATAAGGGCGGATGATGTTTTAGTTTTAGAAACACAGCCTCTTGACAATCCTAATGAATTTTACTACGAGAGTCACGAAAGCCACGCAATAAATGACGGCTATCATACAGGCAATGTAACAAACCAAAGCAACGGTGTAGATGCTGTTGTGGATTTAAATCTATACGACTGTTTTACTTTCGGTAATGGCGTAGAAAGCTTTAAGATCGATGATGCTTTTAGCACTCCTGGTTTTAAAATAGGCTCGAGGGTTACTGCTGTTGCAGAAGAAGACTACAAAGAGGCAAGGCGTTATGCTGATATCACCTATAGCGGTGTGTACAATGAAGAAACAAATGTAAATAAACTAAACTCTTTCAATTTAGGGTTGGTAAACTGGGTTACATTGGAAAGATCTTTCGGTCCTATAAATAAATTACATGCAAGGCAATCCGATATACTAGTCCTTCAGGAAGACAAAATATCAACCGTTCTCGCGAATGGTAAGAACTTGTTTTCTGATGCAAGTGCCGGTGGAGCTATATTGAGTACTCCAGATGTTTTAGGTAAACAGATACCTAGAGTAGAAGAGTTTGGGATAAGCAACAACGCAGAGAGTTTTGCTGTATATGGGTTTGATACATTTTTTACAGACTCAAAAAGAGGGGTTGCAATAAACCTTGTAGGGGATAGCTTAGATGTTATATCTAGTAAAGGCATGGGGTCTTGGTTTAGAGATAAATTTATACAAAACAATAATAATGTAATTTTAGGTGGTTATGACCCTTACGCAGGTGAGTACGTACTGGCATTTAATCAAGAAGAAGAGAATGTAGACGTGATTGATGTAATCAGTTGTGGTACAGAGGTTTCTAGAATAGACGCAAACAACTCGTCGACATACAATGTTAGTTACAACTCAGTAATAGGTACGTCTATGTTTAATTACAACGTATATTCTGGATCAGTAGTAATAACAGCAAACTACAACGGTATAGAGGTTATAAATGAAACCATAACAAACGCTTCTTCCGGAGCAATTTCTATCAGCAAAAATGCATACAATGTAGATGAAATGTCATTTACCGTGTTAGCCAGTAATAATGCAAGCTACAATGTATTGGTAGGATGTGTACAGGCGGAAAGCTTAACGGTTATTAGAATGGTTTCTAACGAACCAGCCTTAGAGGGTCAGACAATACACCACGACTACACTTGGAGTGAATCTAGCCATAGCGGTGTTACGCAGTCAGATTTCCTTGTGTTATCGAATACTGGTTTATCATTAAGTAAGTCAAACACAGGCTTAGAGTCTACAGGTTCTATACCTACAGAAGGGGCTAGTATCTTAATGAGGTCTATAAAACAAGCGTCAGATACAGCAAACTTTCAAAGAGGTTCGTTTAAGTATTTGGTTTCAGATACTTTGTACACTGATATTAGTTTACTTAATCCGTTACTAGTAAATTCTGCTAGTACGTTTAACTCTGTCACGGATACTTATGATACATCTTTTGTTTACCAAAACCCTAACGATTATCAATATTTATATTTGGTATGGGACTACAAGTTACCGGCAATTTCACTAAACCTGTGTTTTTCATCGGTTTCAGAAAGTGAATTATGTTGCGGAACAGCAACACCAGTGACTGTATGGGTAGAAGAAGGAGAGACCTTTAATACAGCAAATAACTTATATACAAACGAAAGTCTTACAACACTAGCAACAGATGGATGGTATAGTGATGACCTAACTCTTAGTTGTTACCAAGAATAATATAAAAATATGTCAAATTACAGAAAAATAATATCATCAAGTCTAGAAGTATTAACAGGATGCCCTTCTTGTACACCACCTGCAATAGCTTGTGGAGAAGGCGTTAATCCTCCTTCAGGAACACAAGGGCTTTATAATTTAACATTTAACTCAGGCGATACAGCTGGAGATGTGGGGGCTATAATAATATACTTTAACCCTCAAAACGTGCCTGATGGATTAAGGGTTTTATATGACGGTACTTATTATAATTCAGTTTCAGCACCCACTTATGGAAGAATACAGTCAACGAGCGGTGTTACAGGAGCGTTTACGTTGTTAGGATTTTCTAACGAATGTGTTCCTGAGCTACCAAACACGACAACTTATAATTATTTTGACGGATTTACTGGAAATACATGGGTTGCCGGAAACCCTTCTACGCAAGACGTAACGTTAAATGTAGGGGACGACGCATATGGAGGAGCTGCAGAGTATAGTACAATGGTAATACCTAAGACGGATTCATCTATAACAGACGTAACCGTACAGGTTTTAGGGCCTTGTTCAGGTACGGCATGGAATATTGAGGTGGATTGTCCAACTGATTTACCTGCGTTTACCTCTTCTTCAAACCAAGGTTCTTCACTAGCATGTGCTACAGTTGACCAAACATTTTATTTTGCAAACCACAGGGGAACAACAAATACTAAACCTGTTTTAACAAGCTGGGTTTTTTCTGACACCAATGGAGCTACTGTTTTGACTAATGGAAATTATGTTATTTCTGGAAACGAAGTAATAACCGTTTTAAGTGGAGTAGTAACAAACTTAAATTCTAGCTGTACAAGTAGCTCAGGGCACTTGATTTCTGAATCAGAAAACACTACTAGTCAAGCCTGTTCATTGCCTCAAAACAGCACAACGTCAGCTTACAGTAGTGACTTTATGATAGGAAGTATTGTATATTCAGACTCAGGGTTGAATACATCATTTGTAGGGGACGGTAACTGGTATCACATATCAGACTTCCATAGTGTATATCAAATAAATTCATCTGGAGAGATTTTAGATATTTTTGATTGCTTTGAATAAATAAATAAATAAATAAATAAAAATGAGCAGAGATAATACATTGACATACAGTAGAAAAACAGGAGGCTGGCCCTCCTTCTACTCGTATGAACCAGAAATGATGATTGGTATGAATAACTATTTTTATTCATTCAAGGGAGGTAACTTATATAGGCATAATACGAATTCTCAAAGGCTAACGTTTTACGGAAGCAATAACATCGGTAACGACCAAATCGTATCAAGCGTAACTGGTGTTGTAAACGAGTCTCCTCACGACGTCAAGCAATTTAAAACAATGTCTTTTGAAGGCACGGAAGGGTGGGGCGCTGTTGTCAAAACAGATCTTGGGACAGGAGAGGCTATTGCGTCTCATTTCGTGAGAAAAGAAGGAGAGTCTTTCGCGTACATAAGAACAACAACAGGTGGAAATTACTCCGAAAAAGGTGAAAGAGGTGTCCAGGGCGTTGGTCGGTTTTCAAGCTTAGAGAGCGTAAGTTTTAATGTGGTTAAACTTCTATTTAATTTTGAAATAAATACAGCCGTAAACGTAAACGATGTTATATTCAAAATTCCTGAAAACATAAATGAAGCCAGTCAAATAGGTAAGGTTTTATCTAAAACAAATAAAACAATAACAGTATCTTTAGCAGGCATAGATTCGGGGCAGGAATCGGCTCCAACACCAACGGTTGGTGAGTTTATTTTTGTAAGAAAGAAATCTGAAGATGAGTCAAGTGGATTAAAGGGCTATTACATGAAGTATACGATGGAAACCTCGTCTACACAATTCTCGGAATTATTCAGTATAGGGACAGAAGGTTTCAAGAGTTATCCATAAAAATCGTATATTTGCAGTAATGATTGTAAGAAAGTTAAATTCAAGTGATTATGACGACATACTAGTAGGGTGGTGGAAGCAATGGAGATGGACACCACCCTCTAAAGACTTTCTTCCAGAAGATGGTGAAGGCGGTTGGATAGTCTATGACGGAGACATTCCTGTGTGTGCCGGGTTTAATTATATAACAAACTCAAAAACTGGATGGTGTGAATTCATTATATCAAACTTTGATTACAAGGATAAGGAAAAAAGAAAGCAAGCTTTAGCTACATTAATAGCGACAATAAACAAGTTTTTCGAGATACAAGGGTGTAAGTACATATTTACATCTGTAAAGAACGAGTCACTAATAAGTGCTTATGAAGAATCTGGTTTTCAGCGAGGTTCAAACAAATGTTTAGAAATGGTAAAAATAATATAATATGGCAGCATTCACAGCGATAGCTACAACAGTATTAGGAGTTGCAGGTGCAGGAATGTCTGCAGCTGGAGGGATAGCTTCAAAAAAGAGACAGAGGGACGCTGAGAGAGCGGCTGACGAAGCGTTAGCTTCAGCTAAACGAAACTTAAGCGTAAACAGAATGGAGGGCTTACAAGTGCCTGTAGAGTCTTATACTCAAGCAATGCGTGAAGTAACATCACAGCAGGGCCAAGCCGTTGATGCTTTAACTGAATCAGATTCAAGGTCTCTTGCAGCAGGGATTGGTAAACTAGGTGCATCCTCAGCTAACGCTACTGAAGCACAGAGGCTAAAGATGGATCAAGCAATATATGACAGAGACACTTTAATCGCTAAAGAGGATGCAAGAATAGACCAAAACTTAGCGTCATTAGATTTACAAGAAGTTAGAGGCGCTCAAGCTGCTGCCGCACAGTCAGAGCAAGCCGCCGCACAGCAATTTTCAGGAGCGATATCTGGGCTAGGCGGTGTTGCAAACATGCTATACCAAAACAAAGATTTATACGGAAAAAATAATGAAGCATCTGAAGAACAGAGAATAGAACAAGAAAAGGTAAGACTTAGGAATGAATTAAACGCATCCGCTAGCAAGAGTGTCAATAAGTTCGTTGTTCCAGATTTTACCGTACCTTCGCTAAATAACTTTACGGGTCTACAGGGTGTAAAAGAATTTCCAGTAATGCCTGACTTATTACCAAAACAAAAATAAAAATGAGCTACTTAGGTTATAAAGATAAGGAGTTAGATAAATCAATTATTGATTGGTCTGGCATTACTAAAAACATTTCAGATGGTCTCATGAAGACCAAGAATGATAGAGAGGATCAGAGGTTTGAAATAGAGAAACTACAAAACGAAGAGTTAGACAAGATAAATAACTACGAGCAGGGTGATAGTTTAGCTCAAAATACGTTTATAATGAAGCAAGCTCAGTCTACAAGAAATCTACTTATAGAGAGACATAAGCTTATGAAGAATGGGTTAGTATCGGTTGATGATACAAAGCTATTTAAACAAAACGTAAGCAACACTTGGAAGCAAATCAGTGAGTCAAGTAAAAACTTTAACGCAAACTACAAGCGTCTTGCAGATTCACCTGGGAAGATGAATGAAGCTAAGGCTGCTTTAATGGAAAAACAATCTCAACTAGACAATAAGCAAATATATTACTCAGACAAGGGTGAAGGTTTTTATGTTGACGTAGATAAGTCTACAGGTAAAATAAACATGGATACGGCTGTCCCTGTTAAAGCCATAAACAACATAGCAAACCAAACGGCAGTAGTTGTTGACGTAGATGCTGAGACATCTAAAATAGCGTCAAGAGCGCCTGAGTTTGTTATAGCCAAAAGCGGTACAACAAGTATCGATAGTGCGCTACAGAATAAAGAGTTTGGTAAATACATAGACAACGTTGTGGCCTCTAAGTTAAGTGACGACGGTAGAATGGTGTCGGTTGGATTAGATTTCTTAAACATGGAGTACAGTGTTGACGGTAACCCCGGATCAACAACAATAACCTACAATAAAATAACAGGATTTAATTCCGATGGAACGGTAAACAGCAAAGATATAACGGAGACTGTCGGAGAGATAGAGGTAGACCCTAGGACAGGGTACCCTAAATTAAATGATTCTCAAAGAAGACTAATTACAGCCGCATATAAGAATGCTGTTGTCGGTAAAATAAAAAGAAAGGAATCTAAACAATATGTTGCCCCAGTAAGAAAAACAGGAGGAGAGAAGGCTGATGAGAATTCAGTTGGATTGATCGATAAGTTTGTTCTTAACGGGGACTTCTCTGCGCTTAAATCAGCGTTAACTGGGAAAGGTTTTATTGGAATAAAGAAACCAGACGCAAATGGAGTTATAAGAATGACAGATGCAAATGGGAAAGACCAAATGGTTAGTACAAAAAACCTTAACAGTGGTGAGGTTGGTAGAGAAATTGCAGGTTTCTTAGGAATTGCTGGTGTTTACAACAGAAAAGGAAGAGCAAAAGGTAGTCCATTAAATAGTAGTATATTAGACACAGCAAATGTAGGCTCTTATAATACTTATACTACTTCATCAGGGGTAAATAAAAGTGCTCTTGAAAAAGCTTTAAACCCAACAGAGAATAAGGATTTTGCTGGAGATATAACATTTACCCCTGTTTCAGATAAAAAGATACTTGATGGAGTACATGCAGAGGTACAGAGCCTAGGTTTAGATACACAAAAATTTACTGTAGAAGAAGGTGTTATATACTACAACGAAAACCCTAATAAGATGGGTGAGATTCCAGAAGTAATAGGTACTGTGGGAGAAGATTCTACTACAAATATAATAAACAAAATAGAAGCTCTACAACAACAAAACAATAATAAATCAGGAGGAGTTCCGTTACCAAAATCAAAATAAAATGAACGAATACTTAGAATCTCTTTACGAGTTTATATCATCACAAGACGCAGATTTTAGTTCAGGAATAAGTAAAAAGGACTGGGTGTCAAGCATGGAAAGCGATACGGACTACAATAGTCAAATATACACATACCTTTCTGACAAGGATAAAATGTTTTCGTCAAACCTAAGTTTAGAAGAATTTAAGGACAGCACTCTATTAAAAAAAAAAGAAGAATTACAGCCTACTGTTCAAAAGGAAGATACGGAATCCATATTCAACAAGGACAAAGACGTGTCCTCATTGGATGCTTTTGGCAAGCCAATTGATAATAAAGACTTAGATGTACTTGAGAAATCTATGAACCCTAGTTCGGGTATGGATTACAATGATTTTAAGAATGATACCAACCTAGCTAGCGCGTATGCTATGGGTAAAATCACGGACGAAGATTTAATTAACTCAGGTATAGTAGAGAAAACTGGTCCTGTATCAGTATTTGAAACACCTAACGTTCAGCAGAATACTGAGTCTTTAAACAATGTAAACAAGTTTGTAACTAAAACAAAGGAACAAATAGACGACATAGTTTCGTTTAAAAAACTAGACCAACCATACCAATTTCAAGACAACGAAGGGTCTGACGATACTTTCGTAAAGGACAACTTTAATGTAGCCGACTTAGAGAAGCGAAGAGGTTTTAATGTAAAGGATTTTAATGGATTCCTACAAGAGAACGGATACAAGAAAGATTTCTTAGAGAAAAAAGAAAGAGGGTTGTTCGATTACAATGGTGAAAGATTATCTACGGGAACTATTGTTGACGCAATAGGCGTGGAGTCTTCACCGAAAGAGATTCAGTTTGCCTTAGAGATGGAGAAGAAAAGAATGCTTGAATTGTATATTGAGCACCAGTACTCTAATGATATTGAATGGCAAAAACTACAAGACTATAAAGAGACCGGAGTAAGCCCTGATATTTTTGATAAAAAGTACCAAGTATCTGACTCCAATATAGATCCAAGAGACATTACTGATTATATGTCAAAGGAAATGCCGTTGGTTACAAAGACCTTAAAAGAGGTTGACGAGAAACAGCAAAAACTATACAAGGAACATAAGAACGGTGGAAGAGGATGGAACCCATTAATAGATACAGGTAAAGAAGGGTGGAGAGGAATGACAGACAGATTGGTAGAAATGAAATCTTCGACAAACCAATTAGTAAGCGATATAACTGGTATAGATTATTTTCAAAACGTCTCTGACGCCACTAGAAACTCGTTAGCGAAAGAAATACTAGAGAGGGGTGACAACCTGCAATACGTTTACGCAAGCGGTAAAGAAGTTGAATACAATAATACTAAATACCTAGTAGACGAAAGGGGTGACGTGTATGATACTGATGATAAAATAAAAGCAACACCTGTTTTAAGTAGTAAGGATTACGATAATATTATTGCTAAGTCAGAGAAAGAAGGTACAGAAGGTAAAACTTTTAGTGCAGCAGGTGGATGGTACCAGACAGCAAACATTGTTGGAGACATGGCTGTTCAGATTGGAGCACAAGGTCTTGGGGGTAAAATGCTAGACGGAATTGCCA